TGTGGCTTCCATTTGCCGTCGCTGCTCATGACTAGCCAATTTGGATCACATTGCTCTGGCCTTTTCTCAATGCAGCTGTAGTTTGCCCAAGGCTTGCCAGTCTTTGCAGTGCCTTCTCTAAATACGCGTTTGCCATGCTTGCACTGTTGCAATGAATCTGGTGTGCCAGCTGCATCGACTTCTTCTTGCGTCTTAAACGAAGGCACTTCACCGAATTTGGTCGTCCAATAATCGTAATCAAGGTCAGTCTTTGCAACCTTGGCTGGTAGAGCTTCAATCTGCTCCATCGTCTCACGGGTTGTGCGCTCTGCACCGCCCATGATGAGCTGCATAACTCTTAGAATTGCGCTTGTGACTGTATCTTCAACGAACCAACGTTTCATGTTTTGCACATAAGCATCCTGGTATCCATAAGCAAAATCGACGCCCGCTGGATAAAGGTCATCAGCATTGCGATAGCCCGTTGCCTTTACCAGCACGTAGCCTTTTTCAGCGTTGAATTCCATGATTTCTGTTTCAATGCGTCCAGTTGGATGTGTAAGAATCCAACGATCTGTTCTGGCACGTGCAGCCTCATAACCATCCAAGAACCCCATTAGCGCACCGCCTGAGATGATGCGTGACGGCCAACGGCTTTGCCGCGCTGATAGCCATCTTTGTGGCCTTCTTTGTATCCAACTGCATAACTGCAAATAGCCCATAGAATGCACGCTATTGCCATGAGTACGAATAATCCGACTTCACTTGTTGTCATTATTGCTCCCGATTCTGAGAGCTGCGTATCAGCTCCCGAAATAGAGAGTGACATGCTTATCTGACAATTTCAAGATTCCCGCCTAAGATTCGGCGTGTCGATTACTTCTTTAACGCAATTTCCAGCATCAGTTGATCTAGGCGCGCTTCAATTCTGCTCACTTGGTCTTTGAGCGAATTGCCCCCATTCGGTGAAAGCTCTCGCATGATCGATTTCACCATGAACCGCATTGACGAATAGATGGCAGTTAGCACCGCAATAACAAGCCCACCGACTGCCGTCCATTCGCCCACACTCACTTCTTGTTGCCGAAACTCACGTCATTGGGATTAGCCCAACGTGCCAACACTGGAACGAGTCCAGCAACCATTCCCATTGCTAAATCTTTTGGCTGAGTATTCCCAGTCATATAGACGGCTAATGCGCCTGCAACAGAGCTTCGTAACCATGATGCCAGCATTGCTTTTGCTTGATCCATAATCAGTCTCCTAGTCCAAGGCTCCCGATTAACGCAGCGGCTTTCGCTGGCGTCACGGCGATTTCAAAGTGCATCTCATCTTTACGATGACGGAAATCTCCACCCCAAAGCATGCCGTATTTTTTGGCTAATGCTCGTATCATCGGCACTTTCTCGCTTGGGAATGTCCCGACTTTACCGAGTGGGTGTTTGGTGGCGTTTAGATCGACGGCAGTGCCAGATGAATGATTGCTCAAATTGTCAGTGCTGCCACGTATCATGCGGAAGCAATAGCCCCAGTCGTCTAGACCACCGTCATCAATGGGTTCAATCAATTCGTGGAATTCTTTACACAATCCAGCAAATAAGGGTGCCACCGCTTTTGCGCATCGCACCTTGATTTTTGTGCCTTCAATAGGAACGCTGACGATGTGAATCTCAGCTGCGTCTTTCGACGCTATCCAGTCATTCTGAGATTTCATCTCTGGGTGCTTCCACATTTTGAGCGATAAAAGTGTCACTGCTTTCATCATATAAATCACCAATGCCAGCAAATTTCCCGCGAATTTTCGCGTTGTAACTGGTGCGAATGCATTTTTGATTTCTGAAATTGCCATACCAAATCTCTGGATTTAATCCTTCGATAAGTTCAGTTTCATCAATTCCAGTGATGACTTCAGTGACTATGTTTTCCTCGTTTAAGAATGCGTAATGTGCCATTATGTCCAGCTCACATTTCCCGTGCCTGCTGTGATTGTTGAAACTTTGAAGCCGCCCGCTGGTGAAGCAGTTGAACCTGTTAATCCAGAGCCGATTGTTATTGTTTTACTGTCTGGATATTTAAGAATTACGACTCCAGAGCCGCCGTTATATCCGCCGCCTGTTGAGCTTCCACCACCGCCACCACCGCCGCGATTTGCAGTTCCAGCAGAACCTGCTGATGAACCACCACCATTGCCGCCGCCGCCTGTTCCACCACCACCACCGCCCACAGTAGTTCGAGAACCGCCACCGCCACCGCCTGCATAAGTAACTGATGAACCTGTAATTGACGATGCTGTTCCAGTACCACCGCCACCACCACCATCTCCATAACCATCTCCGCCGACTGCGCCTGCACCACCACCTGCGCCTGCACCACCTGTTGCACCACCAGGATTTCCGCTACCGCCATTGTTTCCCTGTGATGGTGACACTGAAGGCGTATTACCCGCACCGCCACCGCCGGATTGTGCAATACCACCGCTACCAGAACCACCTGAGTTTCCAGGTGCGCCGGAAGAAAAAGCGGCATCTGGGCCACCTGCACCACCTGCTGAAGTAATTGCATTAAAAACAGAGCTCGAACCGTTACTTCCAGGGTTTAGAAAAGCTCCACCAGATCCACCAGCTCCACAGGTCACAGTGTAATTAGTTCCTGGTGAAAGAGTTAAACCTGTATTAGTTCTGAAACCACCAGCTCCAGCTCCGCCACCGCCGCGGTTTCCGCTGCTGGCATATCCGCCACCGCCGCCGCCGCCACCTGCTACGACAAGATATTGCACATCAAAAGTTCTTGGATGATTTTGGGAAGCACTTATTCCTAAAATTGGACGCATTAGCTGAGATCCCCAATGACTGTGAATACGTTCGCAGCTGTGCAAATAATTGTCGCAGCAGAATATCTGGCTCGCAAAATTGGAGCTGCTGCGCTCGCACCTGTTGAAGTAATAGTCACACCCACACCCGCTGCAAAACTAGTGAGTCCAACGCCAATCGATTGCACATTGATGCTTTGTCCAGCAGAAAACACTGATGGTGGAATTGTGACTGTCACCGCTGACGCATTTGATGTCGTGACCAGCTTATCGGCATCGCTTGAAATTAAAGTGTAAGTCGTTCCAGTTTGTGCATTGAATGACAAAAGTTTTGGAAGTGCAGCTGCAGCTAAATCATAAGCTGCTTTGACTGCCGTTGGAGTTGCAGCCAAAACTGATGAAGTTGTTGATGTTGAATCTGATAATTGGACTATTCCAGCTACTGATGTAGTTGCGGCAGTTGAGGCTTTGTCGTAAGCCGCTTTAACGGCTGTTGGCGTTGCAGCCAATACTGATGAAGTCGTTGATGTCGAATCTGAAAGCTGCACTGCACCAGATTGAGTTGTCGATGCAGACTGAATTCCGACTGTTACCGCACCCGATGATCCACCGCCTGTTAATGGGCTTGTTGCTGTGATGCCAGTAATATCACCTTGGTCATTAGCAATCCATGTGAAATCCATGTCTGCGTTTGTTGCTTTTGACAAGATTTGACCTGTTGTGCCACCTAGTAAATCAGCCATTGATGTTGCTACTGCTTGACCAAAGACTTCAAAGTCCGCTGGTAAGTCAGTCACCAAATCCGTTGCAGTAGGCATTTGCCAGCTGAACGGCGTTGTTGGATTGCTCATTTTTTCTCCTTATGCGACCAGCGTCGCGTTTTCCCATGTGAGTGTTGGATTGATTGTGTTCCACTTTTCTGTCACTGGTACATCGTTCCATCGCATCGCCTGAAGGCTAAACGCTAACGGTGAGAGATTGAGAGTGATAGAAACTTGATTGTAATTGGCACGAAATGACCAGCCTTCAATAAAACCGAGATACGTTCCACTGCTCATGTTCAATGGTAAATCAGCAATGGCCACTGGCATTCCCATAAAGACATTGATTAGGTTGTCACGATCTGAATCGTCAATTTCTGGATTGGTTAGTTCATAGGTAATCGAATTGAAGTTATATTGAGGGAATGCACGCAGAGTTAGATAAAAGGCTGCCTGATCTTCGGCATCAGCTGCATTGTGAAGTGTGGTCGTTACGATTTGAGCCAATTCGCCATAAAGTCCAATCGACTCAGTGCTTGATGCCGATTTCTCAGATGATGATGTGGCGCCATATTTGATGGTTACTGAATTGCGAACATCGCCTGCTCGCTGTTGAATGATGAGTCCATTGCCAAGTGCGTCATTGGCACTAAGATCAACGTATCCATTAGCGGCTAAATACTGGCTGCGATGCGTGGAATCTGCATAACCAATTTGACCAGTTGCCGATTCGTAAATATAACCAAGACCGCTCGTTGCCAGAGCCGAAACGAGAGCATAGACATTGGTTCGGTCTGATGTACGTGCAGCAAGTTCGTAATTGCCTGGTCGGTCAATTTCACCAAGTCCAGAATTCTGGGCGTTATTCCACTTTGTTCCCGCTGGTGTGTAAGTCGCCCATGTGAGAGCTTGTGGAACCTCTTGCCATGAGTCAAATAAAACGCCTTTAAGTACGTTGTAAATCTGAGTGCCATCGAAGGCTTTTGCCAGCACGCCATTGGTCAATGCTTTTGGAAGTCGTGCCAAAGCTCCAACTGCAATAATTTTAATTCTTTGGCTAAAAGCCACATTGCCAAGGTCAGCGATTGCAATGCTGACATCCACGACTGAACCGCCAAAGATTGCCACAAATGCATTAGTTGAATCTTTGAGTTGAACCGTAACCGAATCATTGATGGTGATGGGAACGGCAGATTGATCTAAATTGATAATCTCCAGATTGACGTATCCTGCATTGGCTTGCTCGTAGATATTCGTGCGCCCCGAAGTAACGGTCAGATTTGAAAGAATGGCAGTGGTGTATTCATAACCGCCAACCGTTACTTTCCAGACTGGATTGAATTGGGTCATACAGTCACCAGATTGCTAGATCCACCAGTTCCGCGATAAGTCGAGTCATTGAGTACCGCGACCACTGCGCGTGATGCAGCTTCAGTATCTGCCACGACTGCGTTGAAGTATTGATTGACAATGGTTGCAGTTGAAAGCCCACCAGTTGCAGCCGAACGTGCGGCAGCTGCGTTTTCTCTGGCAACGCGCAATGCCTCTGTTTCAGCCTTTAGTTGCTCACGACGTAGAATCGCAGCTTGCATGGCTGGTGAATAAGAGCTAAGTGGCGCGCCTGTGTAAGTGTATGGATCTGCCCCAGGATTGAATCCACCACCAGTCTGCATTCCACCAGTATCGACAACCAAAGCTCCAGTATCGCCTGCACTAGATCCTGAAACGGTCAATGATTTAGAATTACCAGAGTCACCAAAAAAGAATCGGCTGATTGGGTTGTCTTTAATAAAATTAACAAATTCTTTTATCTTTGTTACCGTTGAACTAATAAATCCAACAAGTTTTGCAAATCCTGAAACAAGACCGCCCACGATGTTTCCAATGGCTTCAAGTGCCATTTTGAACGCACCACCTAATAATGGTGCTAAATAAACTTTAATGAATTCCCAGACCTTTTTTAAGAAATCATAAAATGGTTGCAATTCTTCAGAGTTGTCAGAGATTGCTTTTTTAATTGTATTGAACGCCGCTGACAAGCCTTCTAAGATTGGTTTAACTACAGACAAAATTGCTGGAATAACTTCACCAGATAAAAATGACCACCATGCTTGAAGTATTGGCAATAAATCTTCTTTAATCACTGTGAAGATTTGAGCAAATGCTGGGCCGAGTGTTTTACCTAAACTATCTGAAAACGCAGTAATTGCTGGAATGCCTTTATTGACGAATCCATCCAGCAATGGAGTCAACGCATTGAGAACGTATCCACCCACTGTTTCTTTGGCTTCATTAAACGTCTCTGAAAGACGTAGCATCTTGCCCTGAAACGTGTCAGCCTTGGCCGTTGCTTGGCCGCCGAAAGTATCGCTGAGAGCTTTAGTCACATCGTCCATGCTCATCGTTTTAAGTTCGGCAGCTGATAATCCGACACCCAGCTTGGCGAGTGCGCCTGAATTGCCCTCGTAGGCTTTACCAAGGGCATTGGAGACGGCTTCTAGTGACTTACCTGAACCCGCTGCAATGTCGAGAGCAAGTGATTGAAGTTTCTGAGCTTCGCTGACATCTTTGGTGGCACGAAGCAATCTCTCCAAAGATGGACGAAGCAATGTGTCTGACACACCGAAAAGTAATTGATTTTTCTTTATCTGATCCTCGACGGCTGCAATCTGTTCATTGGTTGCACCTGTTACGTTGTCAAGTGTCTTGGCCAGTGATGCCTGTGCAGCTTCATCTTCTAGAGCCGATTTAACGCCATCAATGAGCAGCTTGCCTGCATAGATAGCGGCAGCGGCTCCAGCTGCGGCAAATGCCAATCCAGCCTTTTTAGCGAAATCGCCCATCTTGCTGCTTGAATTTTCAACATCTTCGTTAGCAGCTTTGAGCGATTTGTTGAGATTATCTACATCACCAAGAATGGAGAGCTTGAGCGTTCTTGATCCAGTAGCCATTTAATCCCACTCCTTCAATATCTTGGTGAAAGCATTTTCCCATTCGTTGATGATATAAGGCTGCTCGGCGCGCAGAGTCGGATAAATAAACCATCCACGTGAGCCGCGACCTTCTCGACCAGACCAGACTGGAAATTGCTTATATTTGTTGGATCCAAATTCATAACCACCCCAGAGCTGCTGAGTCGTTGCACCCCCTGAAAGTTTTTGCGACGCAAAACCAAAAGAGATTTCACCAGTTTTGGCAGATTTTGAAACACGTGAACCATCGGCAATTAACGGTGCAACTTTGTTATTGGCTCCCATTGCAGTGCTTTGAATCTTGCCTTGAAGATATTGCGCCAAGGCATTGGATTCCCGTTTTGCAGCAGCTGTGGCTTCTTCGTCCATCGCTTTGAAAGCGCGATAGATAGCACGCAAATCGCTTTTATCATAGGCGATTGCATCTTCAGCCATTGCGCTTCTCCAGTATCTCCATCACGGTCATGATGTCGTCAGCGGTTTCGAAAGACTTTGGATCTAAACCAGTTTCAATGGCTAAATCCCAGACTAAGCGATTCAGGCTTCCGACGGC